ATACGCATTTTGCCAACGGGGTCTTGCGACCCCGGAGACGGCGTAATATACCCAGCTTGCTCAGCGCCAGAACCAGTCCACGGAAGAGACTTGTTCGTATTACGATCAACTATAGTCCATCCGGACATGGTATCCCCCTACAAATTACGGGATCGGAGCGTACGAACCGTTCGCATTACGAACGATATAGCTGATAACCAGCGTAATACTCGCTCCAGCACCAGTCGGGCCAGTCATCGCATAAGTAACCAGCTCGTCAGTAGTACCAACGATGGCGGCGGCGGAACTAGTCGTAGTGGTAGTAACAGCGGTAATACCGAGAGCGGTAGGCAGCGTTACACCGTTTGCGTAAACCGTGCCTCCGATGCTGATCACAATTGTGCCAGCCGTAAAAGCCGTATTAGTAAAGAACTGCATGCCGGTAACCAGCGCGCCAGCGGGGAGCGAGGCGGCGGTAATAGTGGTAGTGCCGTCAGCGAGGACGATTTCCTTGGTCTGAACAACTTGCGTCGTGCCAAGGTTACGAATAGTGCCAGCGGTGGTGCCAGTAGTGTCTTTTACCGTACCAAGCAGCCACGGACCTAAATGAGTTGCAACGGCCATAATTATGCTTCCTTATGCACAAGTCGCCGTATCATTGGTGCATCATCTGTCTAGGAAGCTGATACGGCTGTTGTTACCTAGAATAGTTCCAGATATACGCCTGTAAAAGCCTTCAGTCAAGAAAAAAGGGGGGCCGAAGCCCCCCTTTCCACATCAGCTCACCGATCAGGACGCGCCTGCGGAGCCGAAGATACCCAGCGGGTCCGACCAGCCGAAGCTGTAACGCTCGCGGCTCTTGTAACGGACGTTGCCAGTATCGAAGTCCCCGTCCATGCTGTTCTGCAGCGGGGTGCGGACAAAGTGCTTCAGGCCGTTCGGCACGTCCGTCAGGAGGAACCAAGCATTGGTATCCGTCAGGAAGTGGTTAACGGAGAAGCCGCCGCTGATCGCGCCCATAGCCCGCAGTGCGTTGATGTCGTTGTCGCTGGTGCCGACACGGAGTTCCGTATCCAGCAGGCGCTTAGCAACGAACATCAGAGCAGGCGGAACGATCAGCTTGCGGCCCTTGGCAGCGATCAGCAGACCACGCTCGTCGGTCCAGCCAGCGATCTGGATGATAGCCGCTTCAAGCGACGTCTCATTCAGGTCAGACTGAGTGGCGAAGGTGTTGCTGTTCGTACCGCCCGACACGAGCGGATGCGCCGTGTTGCAGAGCGATACCCCATCACCGCCGGTAACACCGGCAGCGAACGCTTGGTTAAGAACCGAAGCGGCCTTAACTTGCTTCGTGTATGCCATAGCACGAGCCAGCGCCTTGGTATAACGCTTGCTGAGCGAGTCATACAGGTTGTCTTCAACCGCTTCTTCCGTGATGGAGAAGCCGAGAGCAATCGTCTCGTGGTTGTACCGCGAGGTCCATGCTTCCTGCGCATTGTCATACGCAATCGCCGTACCTTCCGCCTTAACCGGAGCAGCCGAGAAGCCCGACAGCTTAGTTTCTTCTTCAAAAGAGCGTTCCGAGGTCTCTACTTCGTAGAGTTCCTTGTGCTCTTCACCATACGAGCTGTACTCCATCCCAAACAGAGCGTTCAGGCCGGGGAGCAGCTCCTTCAGCAGTTGCGCGCGTGAAATAGCCATTCTTCACTGCTCCTTATTAAGCAACGTAGTAACGGTGAGCGCCAAAGTTCAGTTTTACCAGAACTTCAGGCGACTGTACGAGTACGACGGTACCAGCTGCTACTGCGGTCTGAACAGCCGTAATCGTCAGCGTAGTACTACCAGTCGTAGTTACCGTCGAGGACGACGACAGCGTGCTACCCGTGTATTGCAGCTGACCGCTTACGAGGTTATACACATCCGTACCAACCGGCAGGACTTGGCCAACCGTCAGGCCAGAAACTACCACCGAAGTAGCCGCTGCAGCACCGCCAGACACATACGTGCAAGACGTACGAATCTGTGTATCCGGCACCAGACCGAGAACGCGGAAACCGGCGCTGGCGGTGTTAGCACTAGCTGCTACTACACCAGATACACCGTTACCGGTTACGGTCGAACCAGAAGTCGTCAGCGTCGTACCAGCCAAATTCGACCCAACCAGAAGCGCCGAACCAGAGCCGATACCTGTCAGAGCTGCGCCAGTCGTAACCGCGCACTGGAGGACAACGTCCGGATCGTCCGCAACATACGCAACAGCGTCACCAGCAGCGGTGTTCGCGGGCCAATACTGCGAAAACACTTTTTGCTTGGTAGACGGGTTGGTAAAACTGCAGCCCAGAAAAATACCGACGATGGTATTGGTCGTATTTACAGCGCCAGCCTGCGTCACAAGACCACCAACGGTCGCTGCCGCTGCGGTTTGGATCGTTACCGGATCACCATAAAACAAGTTTACGCTGTATGCATACGGGATAGGATACTGCCGGGTACCACCTGCAAATACCTGTCCACCGATCAGGTTGACCGGCTTGTAACCATACGGCTTATCAATCGTAGGGTATGCCATGAGTTACTCCAAAATTTAAGATCTATTCCCACGTCCAAACGACACGTTAGACTTACGCTCATTAAAGAGCGGCATACGCTCGTCATTGGTACGCATGAAGTTGTTGTCCACGGCTTCCATCTGGGACGACGCTTGACGGCTGTAATATGCATTACGCTGCCGCACCATCTCTTCAGGGGCCTTGCACAGAATCAACCCACCATTCTCAACGTTCCCACTAGCATTGCCGGGGATATTGAGTTCGGGATGGTCTACGGCTTTCACCGGAATCCAGCCCTCGCGGAACTTTGCAGACGTATTCGTGGGGTCAGGTGCCCCCATCAGGTGAGTCCGAATCCACCTAAACTCCCAGCCCGGTTGTGGCTTGGGAGTAGCAAGAGTTTCCGGCGGACGCCACATTTGTTCACGTTGCTCAGCCTGCCTACTCTCTACCTCACGATTAAGTCGATTCTCAGCCATTGTCGTTCTCCAGCTTAATAAGTTCTCTTGCGTACGCCTCGTTGGTCAAACCAAGCCTTTTGGCTATCGCAACTTGCGACGGTGTCAGGCGGACCTGACGCGGCGCGGTACCCCGCGTTACTGGAGCTACAACTGTAGCTGCCTTGCGTGCAGGAGCTTTAGGGCTTCGCACGGGTTCGGCGTCCTCAAATCGCTCTGGGAAGCGCCGACGAATCGTCTCATCAATACGGCGGTAATAGTCATCACTACGTGGATCGACACCCGACCGGACCAATTTTTCATGCAGGCCGTACGCGAGGGCGGTCATCTCCTCGTCCGCACCGAACCACTCATTCCGCTGTCTCCACTCTTCAGCCTTTTGATCGACTACACGAGAAGGTGCGGGTGGCGGTGCTTGTACCTGATTAGTATTTTGTACACTCGTATTATCACTTTGTAAAGTGGGCTGAAATCTTTCTACTTCTTTAATACGGAGTTTCGCGTCGGTCAGGGCTTCCTGCGCGTCCGTAATAAGTTCTGCGTCGCCAGATTCGTACGCCTGCTTCAGCTTTTCTTTTGCTGCAGCCAGCTCCAAATTGGCGGCCTTAGCCACTTCACCGATAAAGATCTGTTCGCCAGCGCCAAGCTGCTGACGCAGCTGCTTGTTTTCCTCATAAGCCTGCTGCGCAAAACGCAACGCTTCCTCACGTTCACGGGATACGCGCTCCTTTTCACGACGCTCGTCGTGCCAGACCTTTTTCATCTGGCTGAGACGCTTCTTTACCTTTTCGGAATATTCCTCAAGGTCATCGTTATCCAACTCTTCAACGATATTCTTCGGCAGCGGGACACGGCCACGGTCTTCTTCTGGCGTGTCGTCTACGATCTCGACCTCAATATCGTTTTCAGGCTCAGTAGCGTTCTCAAGCTCATCAGGAAATCGAAACTGTTCATTAGCCATGATTACTCCTTATGCGCGGCTCAAGCCACGTGGATCTTCGACTACAGCTTCCACCGTATCGTCGTTGATAATGCGCCACTCAGTTCCGTGCAATTTGATCCGCGTACCGGAGTACGGGCGCACGAGAACGAAGTCGCCTTCTTTGCACCAAGGGCCAGTGGGGAACCGGGACTCATCCTTGTAGGCCATATCACCCAGCTTCACGACAAACAGAACCGTAGTGGTCTGCTCTTCGACGCGCTTGGTTTCTTCGACCTTGATGATGCCGCTCTCATATTCAGATTCCATTTTCGGAACCATGCACAGAATACGAAAGCCTTTGGGATCAGGGAGTTGCTTGGCTTTTTTCTCAGCTGTATCAACTGTTTCAGAGACAGAAATATCACTCATCTGCGTCATCCTCTAGACGTTTTGCAAGGTCACTTACGGTTAGCATTGCGAAATCGAGACCCTGAACGATTCCACAAAGGCGTTGATAATCTGCGTAGTCCTTGACGCTGTTGCCTCGCGCCATGTACTCCGTTATCGAAACGCGCTCATCTTTCAACTTGGAGACCAAGTAATCGAGAGCGTTGCTGTAGGACATTAGGTAGCTTCTTCCTCATCTTCGTTAGGTTCTGGCTCTTCAGCCGGTTGCATAGCAGCCATCTGCTGCTGTTTCAGACCAACCTCGGCTTCACGAATGGCACCTTGGTCAGCCATGTTTGCGGCATCAAGTTGAAGCCGTACGGCGTTCAGCTGTTGCTGTAGTTCCTTAACCCTGACAGCGTCCGCCATGTCAGCGGCCTCGATCTGCAAGCGAAGTGCTTCCAGCTGTGTCTGGGCACGTGCCTGCGCCTCTCTCAGGTTCAGGTCATCTGCGCGGTTAGCCGCGTCGGTAACGTTCTTGGTACGTTCATTCTCGATCCGTGCTTGGACCTCTCTTGCTCGCAGCTCCAACTCCGCTTGCTTGATCTGGGAGTCAATCTGCAATTCTTGCGCCTTGATGTCGGCGAGTTGTTTCTTGATCTGCAGGTCCATCTGCTGCATCTGCACGAGCGGGTCCTGCATCTGCTCTTGAGCTTGTTGGGCCTGTACTTCAGCCTGATCCTTCTGCAGGAGGCGGGCAGCGGCTTGTGCTGCCATCTGCGACAGCTGTACCTCGATCTCCGGAGGCAGACGACCAACATCGTCATCCTCACCTTCAAAGTCCGGCGGCGGGGGCAATGCCGCGCCCAGCTGCTTCTCAATCTCTTTGCGGTACTGGAACGCCACGTGCTCCATGATGTGAGCCGCAGCAGCTGCCTGAATAGCCTGAGCCTGCGGGTTCTGGCCAACCATCGCTGCGATCTTCGGGTCCTGCATAGCCGACATATGGACTTGCAGATGAGCCTCGTGATCTTGGTAGAGGAACGCCTTGACCGGCTTGCCCATCAGGACCGCCATGTTCTCGGACACAGGGTCCATCGGCTTCATGTCGTCGTTAGTCGGTACCAACTTGTCGGCATTCTTGATGCCCAGCGTCTCAATCATCTGTCGATGAAGGAGAGGCAAGTTATAAATCTGAGGAGCGGACTGCGCGAGCTGCATCACCGCTTGGTACTGCACGACACGCTGAGCCAGCGTGGATGCATTGGGGTCCGACACAGGAATGACGTCTACCTGATCGTAGTCAGACTGCTTGGCTGCGGCCTGCCCGATATCCGGCTGGTAGTCATAGGAAACCGGTGTGTTGTCCCGGATGATCCCTGCGAGGAGCTTGAACTCCTGCTTCATCGTGTAGTGGACGCGGGCCTGTACAGCAGACATCACCTTGAGCGCACGCTCAAGGATCGCCAACGTAGTGCCTACCGGCGCTTGCGCCGACATATCCGAGATCTTGATGTCAGACGCGGCAGCGAACTGCTTGCCCTCGTTGACGATCCTGTCCATGAGCTGCGCAAGCGTCTGGCTAGGCTCTTTATATGGAAGCGGCAGGATGTTGTCCCTGATCGCACCGGACGGCAGATCTACATCACGGAACTCGCCGGGGGCGATAGGGGTATCGTCGTTCTTGACCCGCATGCCACGGGCCTTGAGGCCGCCGGGGAGGTTAGACAGCGTGCCCGCATCTACAAGCTGACGCAGCAACGAAGTAGCTGCCTGCGTATGGCCGCCAATCAGATGGATCAGGCCAAAGTAGTAGAACCCGAAGCCCGGAATGTAGCCGTAATGAACGAAGTGTTGCCGACGCTGCTTGATATCGTCATCTTCAAGCCAATTCCGACGTACAGCCAGAACAGTAGAAGAGCCTTTCTCAATAGTGACGACGTAGGGTAGGGCGATCCCAGTTGGACGACCGTCTTCATCCTTGTCTTCATAGCCTTCCAGATCGAGATCAACGTGCATCTCCAAGATCTGGAAACGGTCATCCAAGGAAGCCGAGAAGCCTTGGTCAATGGCTTTCTGCTTCTCCACTTCGTCCATGACGCGCTGGGGATCGCCCAAATCGACATCACGGTAGAAGCCCGCAACCTGCAACTTACGCAGGTCATTCCTAGTCTTACGCATGCGGTGTGTAACGCGCTCCGCAGACTCTAGGTTCGCCGCCCCGTAAGGGACAATGATGTCCTCTGCACTAATGAACAGAGCCGTCTGGCGCTGCATGGCAGGGTCATAATAGATCTTCTTGAAGGCGTTGCCTGACAGACACAAGCTCATCAGCATGCGCTCGTGCTCGGGGCGATACTCCTGCATCACCTCGACCAGCTGATAGTTCATGTCCTCCTGCACGCGCTGTGCAGCGGCGGCCTTCTCCGGCGTCTCTCTACCAATGATCTTGGTCCGCACCGGCCCAGCTGCCGGGAACGTCTCCATGATCGTCTCGGACTGGAACTTGATCGCGCTCTCCATGAGCAGTGGGTGGTATACCCCACATGCACCGGGCCACGGCTCGCTGCGCTCCTCATACTTGAGGCCCAGCAGCTTCAGTCCTTTTACATAGGTGTCGAGCCAATCCTTACGCGACGCCAGATCGTCCTCGTAGTCCCCAAGCAGATCACTCGCGAGCATGGCCAACGCCTGCTCGTCCATCTCTTCTGCAAGGTTGAAGTCAAAGTTCTCTTCGTCCTCGTCTTCCTTCTCCATATGGAAAGAGAAGCCCGGACCCTCGATGCTCAGCTCTTCGGGATCGACAATCTCAATCTCGATCTCTTCCATGTCATCTGGGAGAGATGCTAAACCCATGGGGGCCGCGTACAGGGCTTTATCGACAGCCATTACCGTCTCCTCAACCGCGCCGTATTCTTGGCAGGGTCATACTTATACTCGGATGGACGCCTACCGGAGCGTTTTGCCGCGCGGTCTATCGCCCGCTCTTCGGCTGTCATCGCATCACGCTTGCGTCCCTCAGCCGTCAATTTCCCAGACTCGGTCATGTGGCCACGAGAGATGAGGATGGCTCTAGCCTTGCCCTCATCTCCAACCTGCGCGGTTAGCCGCTTCAGCAAGCTGTGGCGGCCCATGTGCTTCTGTGTCGTCATAGGCGATCTTAGTAATAAGCCCGCGATCTAGCGCGGGCGGATTTGAACCACTGTATCGGCTCCGGCTCGTCTGTCGGCAGGCGTATAAACCCGCCTTGCCTGAATCTGAGCAGTGCCAATGTTGTAGAGTCTACCAAGTCATCGTTACGCCCGGCGGGGAAATCGTTGCACTCTTCTATGACTTCTCTAGCCCAACGACGATCCGGTGCCCAGACGAGTCCCGCTGCGAACAGATCTGTCACTGCATTTACGCGCGAGATCTTGTCCTGACCTTTACCGGGAGTGAACTCCGTCAACGGTACGCCCATACGCCGCATCTCTTGATACAACGCCGCACCGTTAGACTTCTTCTCTACGATGAAACTATCAGGTTCCCACTCCGTGTACTCTTCCAATACTAAGGCTTTTAACTCTGGAAACTCCAGCCGTTCCTTTATAGCATTGAGCAGGATGATGTTATACGCACCCGTATGCTCATTCATAAACACGCCCCACGTTGTGAGGGCGTTATAGTCAGCTCGGGTGTTTTTCTCCTGCGCGGCGTCAAGCGCCATGATGATGAACTCGCAGTCGGGCGGAGAGTCCTCCTCCCACACCTGCCACCACTCTCTTTTTATCAGCGCCCCTTCTTCCGCTGTCGGCTCCTGCATGTACTGCGCTTGCCAGTAGCGGGGGTCCATCGACGCTTTCTTAGCCAACAACTCGTCCAGTGACCAGAAGTCGGGCCACAGAGGCTTATCGTTGAGAATGGCCGGAAACTCGATGA